GTTTGTGTGGGAGCAAAGAAGTATCCTTTCATCGTAAAATTCAATGTCCAAATCAAGGCTCTTCTTGTTTGAAAATCAGACTCATATGTATCTTCTTGCGATACACTAGTAAGCACAACTGGAATATCTACATATCCAAAATCTTCTACCATCTGAACGCCTACAGTGCAATCTGGCTTGAAGAATGGGAGTATTTGTTCAACGATTTTCATCCCATCTTCATTATACTTTGTCATTATGTTCAATTGAAATTCTATATCATATGGTGCAGGGGTAAACATTGTTGAAACTCTTCCATCTGCTAGAGGAGAGCCCTTTATTTGTTTTGTAAGACTAGTCAACTTTCTCTCTGCACTGTAAGTCATACCAGTGATTTCAAACGACATTCTAGGTAGAGTAACAGCACTAGGAGAATTTAGCTTTGGATCTTGCTCTAGTTTAGCTAAAATCTTCTGCATAGGAGCATAGTTAATAGGAACTCTTACTTTCTGAATTGCTGTACCAGTGTTATCCTTTCTGGTTATTTCAATATCATTAAATAGCGTACCAAATACTGCTACATATCTTCTCGTTGTTTCGTGATAAAAATGATTACCAAACATTAGAATGAGTCCTCACCAAACGGATTAGAATTTGTAAAGTCAAGTAAATTATCACCAAATGCTTCTATAGACTCATTGTCAGATAATGTATCTTTTGATTCAGCAATCTTAACAGTACTACCTTCAATTCTAGTTCCAACAGGATTGATATCAGCACCTATAGGCTGATATATGCCCGCTTCAGTAATTGGAGTAGTGCTTCTACTTTCTAGCATGGGTCCCCAAATCTCAACTTGTGTACTGAGTGGTGCCGAGTTAAATGATAGTTCAACTTTTATTGAAGTAACATTTGCCGGTAAACTACCGGTCGCTAAGACTCTCTGCCAATCGCTACCGCTTGGAACTGCTACTGTACCAACAAGTTCATCTGTTGATGCATCACGAATACTTAACATAACTTTATTTAAATTGTTGATATCAATTAAATCGAGATTAAGATTTCTGAAATAAGCAGAGAATGCAAAATGTCTTACGCCACTACTCAATGAAACAACTTGTGAGAGAGAACCACTAGTGCTGAAGCATCTAATGAGACTTGCAGAACCAGGCCCCGGCCCTGCTATGTTAGCCTCGTTTATAACATTACTTCCAACCCAAACTGAGGCATTGATACCTGTTTGAATATTCTCTGTGTAGAATAATTGATTGGCTCTTCCTGTTCCATTTAATATCTTATAGTCGTAAGTCTTAGATTCTTCAGGAGTAAAACGAGAAATGCCAGATTCACCTTGATAATATGGCACCTTCCCTGTAAATCCTTTTGCCAGTGTTGTAGTTCCTGACTCATAAATACCCAACTCAATACTATCAGGAAAAGCAGATCCGTCAAACACATAGTCTATACCCTTTTCCAACTCTATTTGATGTGGAGGTAGAAATGCTGATGCAGTGCTTTGTTTGATTTGTAACTCATATCCATTGTCAGCGATATCATATATGTATCTGGTTGATACAGCATCTCCAACTGATTGGAATATGTTAACATCTTTAAATCTATCATCAATGAACTTCTGACCAGTTGCGAATCTCTCTCCACTATATTCAAATAATTCTGCACGAAGATCGTACATTTGAAGAGAGCCCATCTGATAGAAAATAGACTCATGCTCAACATGTTGAATCTCAAATATCTTATTGTTCAATGGCAAGTATATTAGATCACCCTCTAAAGGTCTGGTGTTTGCTTCATAGCCACCAATCTCAGATTCATAAGTTCTTCTTGCGATTGTCATTGTGATAGAATCACGAATTTCTAAACCAAACTTAGATAAGAAATCACCCTCACCCTCGAATCCATCAACACTCTTAATATACATTTCCGCCATGTATGCATCACTAAATGTTGAGAGATCGTCTTCATTGAGAATATCGTCTTTTGATGTCAGAGTTCTTGGTATATACCAAGCATCGATCCCATATATTTTTATGGACTCGATAACCAAGTCCTCAATGAGCGATTGCTCCATTGAGTTCTCGAAGTTCTCAAAATAATAGTTTTTAGCCACTTTATTATCCTATCATATCGACTGCGGGTAGAGAATAGCTATTAGACATTTCTTCTTCTAGCCTTTGTATTTCTTCTCTCGCATCGCTTAAAATTTGTTCTCCATTGAACTGAACTCCACCGGGCAATGTCATGCCGTTGAACTTAGTGAGATTAGAACCCCACTGATATTTGATTTTTGCTGTTGCATAGTTTTGTAAGAAACGATCTTTCCACACATCTGGGTATGTAGTAGGATCTACAACTCCATATGCTTCTATTACAATATATTCTCCTACAGATAGTGTATCCCAGTCCATATCTAAGAAGATCCCATCTTGATGGCGATTATATCTCATAGGAACTTTACCGACTAGTAGTTCTTCTAAAAGTTGAAGATGTTGCATTGACATCTGAAAGTTTACTAGTTCGCCTCTTACGATGTTATGCAAGTTTTCAAGTACAAAGTGATACTTTGCGTTGAAAATACCAGATCCAATTGAAGATGTAGAATTAGGGGTAAATACATTTACTGCACCAATGATATTTTCTGGTACAGGAATGTACTCAAGTTCATATGCGCCTTGATGAATGGCGTCTATTCGCACAGCGGCTGTATCGCCTACTTTAGCCCTATATGTGTCGCTAGTAACAAAACTGCCTACATTGAATGTTCCGCTACTAGGCTTTTTAAAGAATATTCTCTTCTTACCGGCAGTGTTATCTAAAGCAACAATAGTTGCGAATGCAGTTCCAGTATCTGTGCCGTGATCGACTGCCATAACTTCTTTAATCGCATCACCAACTTTAAAATGTGGATCATTGTCGGGATCGAGTTCAATACTATCTGCGACAGTGACACTAGAATTTGTCACTTCATATTTAACATAAGTCTTTTCAACACCATCAAAGTGATAGTCTTGATAGTAAGACAGAGCCTCATCAATTCGATCATCAACTTGATCGTCATCGACATTAATTTCAATAACAGGTTTACCCAATTTTCTGAGGCAAAATTCTTTGAATTGTGTTTTGTTTATTGGCTGTGCCATGTCTATATCCTAAAAATTGTTGGTATATTATCTATTTATATATCTACGCTAAACACATCTTCAGCGTCATCGGGCATCAACTGTATGATTTTAATCATATCAACTACATAAAGGTATTCTTCTATTAACTCCATATCATGCCCATTGTCTGGATCGTGATAGTATTGAGATATGATAGCCTTTCTTAAATATGTACTAGTTTGAGTAACCTCATCATAACCAATTTCTCTCAACTCTTCAATTTTCTCATTAATGCGGTTAACCGCTTGATATACATTTCCAAATACATTGACAACATAAGTGTAGACGGCCAAACTATTTTCAAATTTTACACGATATTTAAATGTTCCACTCATTTATAGTTCTCCACATTTACTCGTATTCTATTAAGACCTACAAAGGCAGTATTAACACCTCCTCCACTAGAGTCGCCGGGGTTTTTGGTACATCTTGTTCTAACAGTGACATTAGTTTCTGTTGATGATGGAGGAAGTACAGTTTCTAGTGTTTCAAAAGCATGACCATTAAAGAAAGTCTCTGCCTGTGAAGATGGTTGAATTGACTCCAGTTGATGAGTTTTTACAAAACTCTCTGCGACAGTCTCCGCATTACCAAATGTTAGTGTTGCAAATCTACTTGGGCTATAATATATAGTTGTACCAGCCTGAAATATATCAGAAAAGTCTAAAATTCCCACATATGTCTTACCGTTTCGATAGTATATGCTTGTTAGTGCAAATATCTGACCGGCATATGAAATACTGCCTAAGATCTTAATCCCACCTGATCTACTAAAAACCTGTGTCAAATCGCCATCAAATATAAGTTGTTTACCAGCCGAAAATGATGAGGCAGGATCTGATATAGTGGATTCAACAGTATGTTGTGATACTGGTGATGTGTCATGCTCATATACTATCTGCTCTAACACTTCAAATGTAGGGAACTGGTTGGCGGTACCAGAGATTTGACCATTGACAAAAATATGATATGTAAACTCCACATTAACTTTTCTTTTTCTAGAAGATCCATTAGCGGATGCAGGTATACTAAAATCGAACTCAATAAAATCTGCTGGCTGAGCCGGCATATCTTTTCCGCCACCAGACCCTAAGAAAAATCCATATTGTCTGTCAAAAGTCCATTTTTCTGCCTGTTCGTCTAGTATAGTCTGAGAAAGTGATGTGGATGACGGCTTCCAAAGCGATGTACTATTATCATAATACAAATACGATCCGTCCGCAGGGGCATCAGATGACACATTTGTTAGATTACTTAGTGTAAAGTTTGATGGATCTATCTGAAACTTTTGTACGACTAAATTACCTTCAGAATCCAAGCTAGATTCTAAATTTTGAGAAATGCTTTGAACTTCCGCACTTAACGCATCATCTGCTACAATTGTAGCTGTGATTTGATCGTTATCACTCATTACAATATCCTAGTTATGATTCTATTCTGGTTATACCGGGTGTGACTGTTACCGTTCCTTGAATAACACGAGTAACTGCGTTAGGAGTAGCATTATCAGTAATTTCTACATCATATAGATATCTACCCGATGTTATTGCATTTGTTCCTACTTGAGCGGGCTGTGCTTGGACATAGCCAG